TGCGTTAAGTAATACAGGCGATATTTTCAGATTACCCACCACGGCAGAGCTGAGGGTCAGTGTGATGGTTGTGTACGTCGCTGAAAATGAAATGCTCAGGCTGTTGTAGGTATAAAAGCTTAATGTCGTCACCTTTGCGCCCACGTTATTGTGCTTGTGAATGGACAGCAGATAAGAGCAGTTCGCCGTCCCTGATGTGGTCAGTGAAACTGCCAGCAACGCAATCGCGCCATCAGGAAATGTGTTAATGGAAAACTGATAGATCGTGGTCGAGCCGTCAGTCGTGATGTCCTGGTCAAGAACATGAGATGACATTCCGGAAATACTGATCATATTGAGGTCCAGCGGTCTGTTACGTTGTAGTTAATTCCGGATGATTGATCCGGCATGCCGCGCTGACGCCATACTACGATTTTTGTATTGTTCTCAATCGTCGTCAGGCGTAATCCCTGGCTGGTACGGGTAATGCTGAACTTAGTCAGGGGGTTTACGTTTCCACTGATCAACTGAAATGGCAAAGTTGTGCAGTTATTGGTCAGCCTGCGGGCGGTCTGTATTTTGAATGTCGCAAAATAGGACTCACCAACAACCGAAACAGTCGCCTCTTCGTTGTAATCCATAAAAACGACCTGCGTACCCAGGTTCGCAACCGTCCACTGAGAGGTCGTCGGCACCAGAATACCGGAGAATGCAAGGTTACCGCCTGCTGAGCCAGTAGGTCCGCCATTTAACACCTGTCGCATTGTCCCCATGTCAATGCCAGCCCAGCGCGGCAGGGCACCGTAAAAATAGACTAACCCGCCTGATGCCATCACCGTTCCATACGAGCCTTCCCATTTCATCTCGCCGTGAAAATGAGCAGGCAAACTGCTTTTGTTTCTGATGACTGGCGCTGCGGTGCCCATTGTCCAGAAGTAAGCATTCATCGGCGCATTGTACGGCTGGCAACCCGCGCCAATAAGAACAGGGGACCGGCCAGCGGAAACAGTGACGAAACATCCCTCGCCAAATCCGCAGCCGTGGAACGACGTGTCGCCATTACCCTTCTCGTACGCTATAGCGGTAAGGCACGAACCTCGCCAGCGGCTGAATACAGATGAATTAAGTTCCGCGTAGGTTCCGGCAGAATTGCCATTATTAAACACAATGCCGTATCGGTTGGCGGCAAATGTGCAGTGGTTCGTTCGTACGCCATCACAGCCAATTAATTTAATCGCCGCAGTGTTTTTATTTCCCCGAAATACAATCCCCTCGAATTCCTGCAGGACAACATACCCGCTTGCTCCCTTTACGGTAAACGCCGTGACATATGCAGGTTGAGCTGTATCGTCAACTTCAAGGGCGTCATTAAAACCCGCCCCTCCGTTTCCCAGCTCTGAATAATCAATACTCGCGCTTCCTGATAAACACCGTGGGAGTCTTGAATATTTGGTGTAATCATCATCGGTATATTCATAAACGACAGGCGTTCGGACGGTGTAAGTTTCGCCGTTAATTAGCAGAGGTCCGACATTATCGTTATCGTGCGCGGCCTGAAATGCCGGTCCCCAGTCCCACGTGGAAGGAAAGACAGTCGGGCGGTCAATGACATGCCTGGCATATTGCCAGATGGTGGGAGCCTGGGCGCTTAAAGCCTGATTTACCGTCGTGATTTGGTCGTCTAATTCTGTAGGCACGTGGGTAATAATATTGTCGCCCATTCCCGGTTCGTCTGAACCCAGGTTTTGGCGAAGCGCTGCATCACCGACAGATACAAAATGCGCAGCGTCGGTACCGGTCCATGTTTCGTCAGTATTACCAGCCGTGGTAAACGGGATATCTGTCGCTGCGGTGAGTTTATACAACTCGTTGTTATAGCTAATGAGCTGGTTATACTCGGTGAGTGTCAACGGGCCGGTGGTGTAATCACCGACAATCTGATAGCCCGAACTTTGGATGAAGGTATTGAACCGACTTTCCTGGCTGATGAGCTGCGTGACAAATGCCGACTCCATTCCGAAAAACGAGCGACGCGTTTTGCCCAGACGATCGGTCCAGATTAAGGCGGTCAGGCTGTTAAGTGCAAAGTCGAGGTTCTCGGCGTTATCAAATAAATCCTTTACAGCCGCCGAACCCAACGGGTTGCCGGTTTTATATGTGCTCATAGTCGCCCTATAACAAAAAACCCGCCGAAGCGGGTTGTTGAGAGATGTTTCAGTTTTATGCAACGTCGCCGGGATAGCTGGCGTTGTCGTAGTCGTAGAATGACGCGCGGTACTCTTTGGCGGTAACCTGACACGTCCCGTCAGATTGCGGAGCTATTTCCGACACTATTGCGTTGTAACCCACGCGGGAAGAATCGCAAAACACCAGCCTGACCGGTTCAATGGATGCCGTGGAAAAATCTATCTCGTCGAACTTACTGAGATAAGGCACTGACAGCTGATAGTCTCCCACCTTAGTCGCGACAATCAACGCTGAGGCCGAACCATCCTGATAGCGGATTAATGCTCTGGGATTCGGATACGTCCAGTTCAGGGGCTCGGATACCGTCATCGTCGTTACGCCATTGACAGTTGATAAGGATTCAACGAGGCAACTGATTGTCGTCGCTGAATCCGGTATGTCATCTGTCAGAACAATGCGATCGCCGACGTTATAGCACAGCGCGTCCAGCTCTGTTGTCGTCTGATAAGTCTCCCGTTGCTGCAGGTACTTCATCAGGCGACGCATACCAATCTGATACGCGCGATCCCGGCTAAGTACACCATCAAGCTGATAATCCTCAATTTTAACCGGCGTGGGGTTATCACTGGTGCGACACTGGACCGTCTCTTCTGCCCAGGTGGTCCCGTTAATATAGGTCACATCGACGCCATCATAATCGTCATCGGACGGCGCGGTGAAGCCGGTCTGCAACTCCTCAGTCATCTCATGTGGAGTGATTATTCCTGTCCAGGGCTTGACACCCTCCCGCCCGACGGACGCCAGTCCGTCACTAAGCAGGAAATAGGATTTCCCGGCATTCGTTATCTTCTGCAGCATTTCCAGCGCCGAAATACTGTCTCCGGTTGCAAAGTCGAAATACTCACCATCAGGCGTCCAGTATGTCGATTCCAGCACGCCGATGGCTTCCGTATCCATCTGAAGGCCGAGAGAATTCCCCACATGCATTAATGCGCCCGAAATTGACCTCGCAGCGCCTGAGTCATATACACGCGTGGCCACAACGTTAACCCGGCGATCCGACTGTGCAGCAAGTTTCCCGCCGGTCTCCACAGTCACGCCCATAAGAGTCACTCCGGGGTAGGATGAAGGGCGTGTCAGCAGACGCCCGCGAAGAGCCTGCCAGTACATGTTGTCGCGCGCGTTATTACTTCCCTGCTCATTCCGGCGTCGGCAACGCACCTCGACAAGGCCGGGTGAGTCCAGCACAATCCGCTCAGTGAACCCGAGGCCGTTTACGTTCTTTAACGCATACTCACCTGTTTTGCTGATCCAGCCTGCACCTGAACCATAAACCCGATACTGGATTTCCCACTCAACATGCCGGATGCGTTTCTTGCCCTTGTTATCGAAGCCGCAGATACCGCTGGGGAATGAAAAATTCACCTCAAACATATCCACAGTTTCATTATCAGGGCTCGCCAGGAAGGGGCCCATCCACGTGTCATTGTCATTCAGCCCGGTGGCTTCATAGTCAATCATCGTCCGCGCTGAAAAACCCGGCCAGGAGGCATCAACAGCACCATTAACCAGACGCGCAACGGTAGCCGTTGTGCCATCAGTTGAAATTATCTGGTACTCATTCCCCCTATGAGAGAGAGAAAGACGCTGGGTACCTTCCGGCATCCCCGAAAAAGGCGTACCCGTCGCGCTGTTATACGCTAATGTGACGTTTGCGGTGATAGCTGCGCTACCGCCGGTTGATTCACTGCCGGCGGTATAAACAGGCGCATCGCCAAAAACCGCTACCGGGAGCGAGGATGAAGTGATTTCTCCGCCCGCAAACGGGCTTGCCTCTTCAGCGATCAGTACCGTTCCGCCATTATCCTGCGCCACCAGGCCGGACCCGGTCAGCCCCTCAGTAATTGCAGCCAGAAGGCCGGACATGTTGACATAATCGGCGACCAGAGAGACGGTATAGGTTGTTCCGTGCCAGGTCACCGTAAAGGTTGTGCTGCCCAGAGAGTAATCGTAAGTTGTGGGCGCTGCGCTGGCCTGAATTTTAGCTGCACTACCCCCCTCACCCGGTACGGCATCCTGCCCCGGCGTGTATGCTGCGATGAAGAGGTCATAATCAACACTGTTAAAACTCAACGTCACTGGCATTCCTACTGCCGGCGCGATTTCAGTCAGGAGCTTGCTGGCAAATATGCTGTAACCTGACGAGGTGGAGATAAGGAAGTTGGTGGGGGCTTTAATCTCCACAATAGTGCCTTCCACCCAGCTTTCAGGCAGCGCGTTATCGTCCTCATCTTCATCATCGTCGTCATCTGTATCAAGTCCGGTAAACGTTACGCTCGCACCGGATACCGTCATGCTGTCCGCGATAATATCGTCTGAATCTGGTGAGGTCTGCGCCATATCAAGCCCGGTGCCGGAGGATGTTCCCCCAACCTCAGTCGAGTTGAACCAGTTTTCGCTTCGCTCATCGCCGGAAACATCGGCTCCGGGCGGATAGTTTGTATGACTGAAGCCCGGCAAAGACGTTTTTGGGGTATCCCCGACTCTGATATCACCCTCAGAATAATCAAAATAACCCGCCCCCAGACAGACAAGCATATGAACATGCATGATGGTCGGGTCCGCGGGATCATAGCGGGTGACAGGCTGGACAACATAATCCGGATAAAGGCGGCGGCGGCCAAAAACTTCACGGATGGGATCGCCCAGTTTTGCACTGTTCGCTTTCGCGGGGTTAAGGTCCAGACTTCGACCAGTTGATGAAGAGTAGCCACCGGCATCAATATTCCCCATCATGAACAGAGAGTAAGCCGCAGCTGCGACAGAAACACCTACAGCAATCCACGCGATGGTGGCGGCCTCCAGTCCGAAGGGCACCGGATAAAGCCGGACATCACATTCAGGATGGATCACGCAACTACCCCAATCGCCTGGCGGAACAGATTTACCGTCTACCTCAATGGTTACCGGCGGAACATCCCGATCCTCGTAACCTTTAATATTCGCCGCCAGCCAGTTGCGAATACTCGTAACGCCATGCTCATGCGTTTCCAGCGGTTCACCAGGCATCCGCGACGGGTAAAAACGAATGGTCATTGCCAGAACTCCACTTTGACAAATCGCCGCTTAAACCGCGGCAAAGGCAGAAAGGTGACGTTTGTTCCCGGATTGCATTCCGCCACGTGCAGCAAGCCACCGATACTGACGACAATACCGACATGGGTGACGGTTGAGCCGGAATAACAGGCCACCCCGGCACCTTCGCAGGGGTCGCAACGTTTCAGAGAAAGCATCATCCGGCGTGCCTCTCGGTCGAGCCCGCCGCCGTCTTTGGTCACCCCGGCGAACTCAGGCCAGAGAGGTAGTCCAAGGTCCGCACGGATTTCATTCACAATGCCGAAGCAGTCGAGCTGCGGATACACTCTGCCGCCTTTCAGCCAGGTGACCGAAAGGTATTTATCAGGGTTAAACATTGGGATTCCTTAGCTGATGTAACGCAGACCGGGGAATGATGGGAGCGTATAGCGATATCGCGGCCAGGCCGTGTCGAGGACATTCATGTAACCGGCGGTAATCTGCACCTCGGTAGCTGTCCAGTATCCGGACTTAATCGCCAGGGTATAGGGCACAGCAGCCGGTGCCGTTAAATCCGTTGAGATAAAACTACGATACGTCAGCGATGCCGGGTTACGGTCATTGATAGCGTTACGAATAGCAGTCGAAACAACCCCGTCAATATTGCAAAGGGCAAACTTCAAATCCTGTGTGCCATCAGCGTTACGGGCTGGTAATGCAATATCCATCGCACAGGCAATAAACGTTACGGTATCGCCATTCTCGGTGGTGGCTGTAATGTCTTCATAGCCTTTGCACAGGTAATGAACCGCATCACCGATATTAATCTGCAGCGTTTCAATGATGACCTCCGGCCCGCTGCTGGCATAGAGGCGATTGAGTATCGTCATGCTTCAGGCCACTCCCTGTTAACTGCCAGATCAAGAATGTCGCTGTTCACTATAAAATCAGGGAACTCTGCCCAGCCGGGAGGAAGAATTGGCCTTTCCCAAAGCTCAAGTGTCGCAGTATACCGCCAGTATTTCCCCCCTTCGGGAGTAGGTCCCTCGTAGAAATCATCAGTAAATCGACAAACATAATCCTGCTGACCCAGGGGCGTTAATAACGGCATATTGAACCAGTTCGCCCCATCCATGGTGATATCCCTTACCCAGGCTTCAAAAAGTTGAGCCTGACCATCAGTGAATATCCAGGCGACTGATGTCTGAGAAGGAACAGACGTATAAGCCCGCCGCTGTCTTCGGCGGCCGGTAACCATCGTGCTACTTTTCAGTGGTGATGTTGGTTTAAGGCCAAAGTTTTCTTTTAATGGACACGGAAGATATTCCGCCGGGTAGTTAATATCGGTTGAGATTGCCATCAGCGTAATTTCCTGCCCGCATTTGTTTTGCCCATCAGAGCCTTATGCAAATCACCTTGCCCGCTGGCTACAGACTGAACTGCTCTTTGATATCCCATCTGAGCACCATCCGAAGCAGCTTTCTTCATCATGGCAATTTGCACATCCGAGGGATCACCATTGACATTAAAACTAAGACTTGGAGCATAGATAGCACCACCAGTTGACTGAGTCGCGACCCTATCCAGAGTGGCATCCAGCTTTGCGCTGGTTTTAGCAGTAGTAACTCGCTCGCCTTTTTGTAGAAGCCAAGTTCCGGTTTCAGGCACTGAGTCGACACCATCATGAGCCATGCCAGCGAGTGCTGATGTGCCTACGGCAGCCACCAAAGGAGTCGTTATTGCCGCCGCCGCTGCCATTGCCGCCGGGGCCAATGCTGGTCCTACAATTGGTATTGCAGCTGTTGATGCATATGCTGCGATTTGAGCCTGGAGTGATGTAGCTTGTGCGTTGGCGATCATGGCAGGAATCGCAGAGGCTTGGGCGGTTTTGTTTACCAGCATCTGAACACCTTGATACACAATCCATTGAGCAGCCATATCAACAAGGGCTTTAATTACAGATTCACCAAGATCTGCAAAAACACCTTTTATAGCTTCACCCATCGATTCGGTACCATCGATAACATTATATAAATGTTCAGAGATGGAATCAGTGGCTGAGCCCAATATTAATGTCATCGCATCAGCGGCTTGCTGGTAGTAATCACTGGAAATTTCAGCAAAATCAGCTAATGAACTTGAGATACCAGATTGCCAATCACTTTGTAAATCATCTGACTTCTGATAATAACTTTCCTGTATTTTCAAGCGCTCTTTAAGTGCATCCCTTAACGCTTCTTTCTTTTTATTATATAAACTATTATCAATATCACCAGACTGAAGCTGATTTAAAAGCTCCTCTTGCCTCGATTCGAAATCCTGCTGAATACCATTTAACTCTCGCATTCTGCCACGGTCCTTGCTTCCTAAGGAAAGACCCATGATTTCGTTATCATATCCCTGTCGGACAAGCTTATTTTGCCTTGTCAAACCGGAAATATATTCTGCAGCCTTAGCATTTTCTTGGTTAAGTCGCAGTTCTTCTTTTTTAGAATCAAGTGTTTTCGCAGCAATACGAAGCTGTTCTTTTTGATCCTCAGAAAGTTTTTTCAGATTACCACTAGTAATATCAAAATTTATTTTTTCGATCTCTGTAACTTCCGCTGTTTTTTTACCAGTAGTTTCAATCAGTGCAGCTTGTTTCTGTAAATCTAGTAATCTACTTTTAAATGCGTTTTCAGTTGGATTTTTCTTGGCAGTTTGCTTCTGGTTCGACTCATCTTTACCAAGATTATAATTATCAGCGCTGGTCGGCTCTATACCCATGTCAGAAAGCAAGGACTGCATCCCCTTGGCAGCCCTTTGTGATTCTTCTGGAGTTGGAGTCGATCCTTTTATTGCTTGCAGAAACTGGAGACGTTTGCTTAAAAAAGCTAACTCTTCCTTTTGTTCCTTGCTTTGGTTACCACTCTTGTTCAGGAATTCTATACGCTGTTCTACGTTGTTTAAATCAGAAGCGTCGTAATTTCCTGATACTGCACCTATCCTCGATCGTGTATAAGAAGCAATGACACCAAGCCCACCAGCAATACGACCGACAACACCGGCCAAACTGATGGCCTCGCCAACCAGATCAGAAAGGCCCTGCAGGATGGCAGGGTCAGTGAATACATCATGAATACTATCAAGCCCGTCCTGCAGAGGGGATAAATCAACTTTTGCTAGACCAGAGGCTATTTCCATTTTCAGGCCACGAGCACTGGTCTCAATATCCAGGAAAAACTGATTAACCTTTACAAGATTATCAATATCTTCCTGTGGCGGTGCCACGCCATAATCTTTTGAAAGCTGAATAAATTGCTTCAATTTTTCATTATTATTGTCAAACAGCGGAAGCATTTTTGACAAGTCATTTCCAAGGCTTTCAAGGATATTTGTTTTCCCTGCCTGTGACGGTATTTTTTGCAGGGCAGCACTGATTGCCATCAGCTGCTTATCTGGAGATTGTTTCGATAACCTTTCCGCTGAAAGGCCCAACGTATCCAAAGCTTGTGCCGCTTCACCAGATTTGTTCAGTACCGCATCACCAACTTTATCATTAATATCTTTAAAAATATCCGCAATATTATCGCCGGTTAGACCGGCCTGTTCAGCTGCGTACTGCCAGGATAATAAATCCTGCGTAGACATTTTTAACGATTTGGCCCATCGGTCTGCCTCAGTAACCTGTTGAGCAGTGTTTTTTACAATTGACAGTCCTGCAACACCAATTCCAACAGCAGCAGTAGCGGCAGCGACTCCGATAGCGGCTATGGATGCACCTACTTCTTTAGCGTCTTTTTTAACCTGGTCGCGCCATTTTTGGGACGACCTTTCAGCCTTATCCATCCCCTGAACAAATCCGCCAACTTTTGCTATCAAATCAATTGTTAATGTACCAAGGGATTTTCCAGCCATTAAGTTTTCTCCGGGCATAAAAAAACCCCGCCGAAGCGAGGTTCATATTTTAATTTAAGCGACTATTTTTTAAGTGCCTCGGCATAAGCTTGGGCGGTTTTTTGTGATGACTCCATGACATCGTCAGCCAGTGTTTGCTGCCCCCACTTGGCCACTTTCCCGCTTACAAATGTAACAACTAACCGATCATTAGCTAATTGTTCGTTATCGATAATAGTGTAGCCATATAGAGACTTGTTCCAATATATCCAGCGTTCGCGCTCTGGGTTAACGTCAGTCCTTCTAGGCGACCCCATAATTTGCATAACATCATTTTTGCTCATCCCAAGGGATAGAAGCATAGATTTCTGGTTGTAGTCGATTTTCTGGACTGTTGGGGCGCAGCCAGTAATTGTTAAAGCGGATACGCCAAGTATTAAAGCTAAAATTAGATTTTTCATATCCCTATCCCAGTAGTTGTTAGTTTACTGATGATAGTGATCCCGTACTGCATTTAAAAGTTATCAGTGCCAATTTTTCATGGCATCTTCAAGCGATACAGAGGCTTCAGTGATATGCGGTGCGAAGTCACTGACCTTGTACGGCGGCGAATTCTTAGCTTTATTGATATTTGCCAGAACAGATGCAACCAACGCAGATCCCCACTCAGTACGCATCATGATGTTAAGCGGACCATACTTATTGCGGTACTTTACCCATACCTGAAACTCACGAAGGCTCATTCGCTCCTGAGCCTCCGCAATAGTTCGCCCGCCGATGCCATTCATAACTAACTCACACCAGAATTCGTCTTCTCCTGTGAGTTCGTAGTCTTTCCCAGCTCGTTGACTTCCTGGATTAAGGCCAGCAAAGCAATAACAATTGGCCCATCGAGTGCGCCACGGTCTTCAGATGCAGTTCCGAGAATGTCTGCCTCAGTAAAGATTTGCTTGCCTTCCTCATCACAAATATGGGCGGCAATACGGCCAGCCACCGGATCTGATTTGCCGTTATATGCCAGCAGTTCAGCTTTAGTGGTGTGGTAGCCCATCGGGCGCACATAGACAGTTGCGACATGCTCTTTCCCGTCACGACCTTTCCATTTGATCTCTTTCTCTACCGGGCGGCCAGTGAATGCCCCGGACTCTTTTAATGTGTCGAGAGTAAGTTTCATTTCTTCTCCTGAATCAAAAAGCCCGGCAGACCGGGCAAATCATTACGCTGCAGCTTTAGGTACCCAGACCGCCGATCCGGATCGCTGGATAGTTGCGGAGGTGGTGACCACGGCATTTGCCTGAAAATCGAACGGGAAATCGGAAACGTAGCCCTGAAAGATAAACCAGGTGCGATCAGACGGAAGCACCAGACCATCAACAGCATCTTCATCGCCGGAAGCTGCAACAGTCGGGGCGCTGGTACCATCAGACCAGCCGATTGCAAAGGTTAGCGGTGTCTGATCATCAGTTTCAGAAAGCCCATGAAGCATAATGTGGCTGGCGTTTTTCGGGTCGGCATTCAGCCCGATAGTTGCTGAAGCTGGCGTTTTCAGTCCTTTTTTATAGGTTCTGGAATCCCGCTCACTCAGACAGGTATCTTCAATCTGATCGGCCGGGTTGCCGCCAGGGTTGAAGCTGGTGATACATTCAACCTCGCTGACCACGCCAGATTTCAGCACAAAGAGCTGCGTGCCTTGCGTTAATACAGACATTTTTTAGTCTCCATAAATAGAAAAACCCGCTCATAGCGGGTCAGTTTGGGGTTGTTGGTTACCTGGTTGTTATCCAGTCAACGTCGAAGGAGTAGCGGTATCGCTTTGTTTCCGGATCGCGGTTTTGGTCCCCCCAACGGGTGATATAAGCTTTACCTTCAATGGCATCACGCAATGCGCGGGCCACGGAGATAACGTCAGCGGCGGTCTCACCATATACATCAACCTGAAGAGAATAACGTTCGGCATCAGGACGCTGGCTTAAGTAATTCTCAGGGGATCCGCCGATGTTTTGCCAAACCGCGTAGGGGTAGACAATGTTGTCGTCCTGCAGACCGAACGGATATAACCGCACGGGATTAGCACCTAACAAGTTCTTTACCGCCTGGCTGGCAGCACAAGCCGCAAATATAGGAGCAATCATAACGAAGTTCCTTTTTTAGCCGCTCGCCGAACAGCACGGTCAATGGCCTTCTCAAGCTCCACAGCAAAAACGTTGATCACGTCGGTATCAACACCATTTACCGCCGGGCGCAACATTGGTTTAGCAGCCATGTGCTCGGTCCCGAACTCCGGAAATCGCCAGTACCAGGTATCGCCGCCGGGATTCCCTTTATCCCCCGCCGTTTTATAACTGTTTCCGGTCCTGCCTTTTCGGACATTGGCCTTAGTATTGGCGTATTGCCTCGCGCCGCCCATTACACCGATACGAAATGTCGGATCGCCCGTCCTGCGGAACGTTTTGCTACTGAACGCGACCACAATATTTTTGTAAATGGCTTCTTTAGTTGAAGGATCATCAACACGCGCTGCGTTATTTCGCGCCCTGTCCCGGATGACATTTGCCGCCTTACGCAGTGCTGCGCGACCAGTTTTATCGCGGGTTACCTGTGAAACGGCGTCTAATTTCCCCTGAAGGGAATCAAGGCCGGTAAGATTCACTTCTACGCCATCAGTCATCGTTTAGGCCCTCGGAGCAAGGAAGCGTCAGATATTCTCTCCCGCTGCGAGGATCGGGTAGCACGCCCTCAATGTTATAAATATTCCCGCGGTATAGGATGCGACATTGCGCAGTGATATCAGCGCGCCAGCGGATGGTGATCCTGGTGGTTATCTCATTCTGGGTTGCCTGGGCAGAAGTAAATTCCCTAGCTGAAAGAGGGTATAAATCCGCCCAAATCCCATTATCTGCGGTAGATTGAACCAGGTTGACCCAATTTTTCGCAACCTCTCCAGTGTGAGGATCTTGCACCGACACAAATTTTTGTGGAATGACACGATGCCGAAGTTTTCCGACCTGCATGTTACCCCCTTGGTTTGCCGCTTAGATAAGTTTGCTGCTCTGGTGGTTCATCCAACTCGCCGGCAAGCGACTGGATAATGACGTCAGACAAAGCCATGTTTGATTCAGCCAGGCGGTTTATCGCTTCCGTCTGTTCTCTCTGTGCCGCGGTTTGTTCGATCAGCGCTGCTATCAGCGCGTTTACCAGTTGCTCTTTCATAGGCAATTTTCGTCCACTTTTTTAACCATTCTCGGCGACGGCGACACCCTTCACAGGCCATATTTTTATCCCCCCATATCGATGCGATAGGGATTAAGCAACCAACGCGCAGGGCCAGGGATATCATGACCCAAGTCATCCCCACGGTTTTCATACAGCCAGCCCAGTATAAGAAGAACCGCACTCTGAATAGAGGGCGTGATAATAATTGGGCGATCGCCGGCGCCTTCATTTTCAATTGCGTTATCCAGCGCGGCCTGGTCAGCAAAAAAGCGTCGGTTAAGAAACTGCATAGCAGCATCCTCCGCAGCGGCAAGATACCCGCCCACTATCGTTTTATCGATTTCATCATCCAGCCTGAGATGTTCCATAGCTGTTTCAGTGTTGATTACCGTCATAACCATTACCCTTTGGTTTCGGGGGCGCGGTTCATTTTGTTATCAGGGACTTCACCAACGATCGTCACCAGCCCGTTACCTTTGAGCTCGGCAGCACGTAAGCGAGAGACATGAAAAGGATCATCGGCAGGCGTCCTGAAAATGTCGCCATCCATAAAACGCCGGACAGGCTGAACCTGAATAGTCCCGGACTCAGTGGGTTCTGGCGCCGCATTTCTGCCGTCGGCAACAGACGATTCAGCCAAGTTTTTTCTGGCCATCACAACCTCCTCAAAAAGAGAGGGCCGCTAAGCGGCCCTGAATTGTCAGCCGCCAGAAGCGGTTACATTACCGGTGACAAATGCTTCCGGACGATAAACTGCTAACGCCAGACGCTCTTCCGCACGAATGGTGACCATGTTTTTAATAAAGTCATCTTCGTTCTCAGTGGAGAGCAGCACTTCGATATCCATGCGGTCGAAGATTTGCGCCGCCATATTAAACGCGCCGGTCAGGAAGTTGTTCTGCGCTATGGCCTGTGTTTCCACAACAGGGAGCCCCCAGATACGCGGAACACCACCATTGACCGGCTGAGCGATAATGTAGCGACCTTCGTTATCCTTGGTCAGCTCAATGTCCGCCCAGTCAATCGGGTTCAGGACAAAACCAGATGACGGATATTCCGCCAGAACCGCCTGCAGAATAGCCAAACGCAGACGATCGATCGGCGTGGCATTCGTTAAAGTGAGGGCGGGCGCAAACTCAGAAGCCTGCGGCAAAATACCAAGGATATTGGCGCCGGTACCATCACCATTCAGCAGTTGCTGTTCTTCTTTAAATCGCAGACCATACTGTGCGCGACCGTCGATGTAGCTGGCCAGCCCCGGCGCATCGTCAAGGATCTGACGAGACGCTTTGAAAAAATGCGCAATGGTACGAACCGGGGCACTTTTCAGATCGAATTTAATGTCAGATTTAGCCTTCAGGGTTCCTTCCGCAGCAGGGGCTGCATTATTTGTAAATCCCGTCTCCTGAACGAATTCGATACCGTTGGAACCGGTGGTGCCAGGGATCAGCAGATTACGAATGGTCAGAGTACGCTCCGGGGGTGCGACAATTCCAGGCTGCCGATCAGCAGACACGAGGCTGTTGGTCGTACTCACGCCAGTGCCCGTAGTCGCCGGCACGTTCATGATATCTTTCTGTTCAAGCTTCACACGGATGCTCTTGCGAGCTGAGCTGTCCATGCTTTTATACTCTTCACTCTCAATAACCAACTGGCCGAGCGATTTTTTCTGTGCAGGTGTATCAATCGGGCGGCGAGCCCCTTTTTGCTCCAGCTCAGTGAGGCGTTCTTTCAGCTCGTTCATCTGATTCAGGCTTTCGTCCGTTCGTTGTTTCAGTTCCTGCGAAACGGTTTCTCCTGCCTCCATTTTTTTCTTCACGTCTTCGCCGAAGTTTTTGACCTTATCAATCACCATCGTGAGTTGGTTAGAGATTTCGCTGATGGTTTGTGGCTGATCGTCAGCCGATTTTTTCTGGTACATATAAATCCCTTAGAGAATTTTGGGGAGAGAAAACTGGCTCAGTTGCTGGCGCATCGCCGCAATAGCCGCTTTGGTTTCGCCGTCTTCGCCCCCGGACTCACTCCGGTCAAGCAGATAGGACAGCCCGCGGGAGGCGACCGCAGCGGACTGACTTTTCGAGAAACCTGCCTCTCGCAGGAACTTCTCAAATTCAGGTAAGGAAGGAAGATCACCGTGTGACAGCTTCGACTTAATGACGTCAATGCGGGCATCGTCGTTGGCTGGTACGGTAACGATGGAAATTTCAACCAGGTCGAGCTTCGTTAAGGTGCGGATCCGGGTTTTCTCATCGTAATTCGATTCCCGTACGTAATAGCCAATGGAAAGGCCGGTAATAGCGCGGGTTTTCATGCCCCGCCAGGCTGTTTTTGCATAAGCAGCATCGTCAAGCCACAAAGCCCCCTCGCCAAACAGTCCATGCTTATCTTCTTTGAGGGTCGAAATATCCCAGTTGCCTATGGGTTCGCCGGTGCGATGCTGCCAGAGAACCGGGAACGTTCTCCCCTTCGCCCGCGTTTCCTCGATGCTTTCGAGGAAAGCACCCGGCGCCACGACTTCGTTGTAGCTATCCACCACATCGAAGACAGAACCGTACCCAGAAAAAAGGCCGTCATCGTTGACGGCCTTAATGTCGAAGTCGAATGCCTTTACTTTCATGGCTGCGTTTTTCCGGTACATTCCGGCGTCTCCTCTGATTTAATGCCAAGCCATTCCCGCAATGCGTTTTTGGCCGATTCACTGTCGCCGGACTTGCCAAGCTGATCTATTGGCAGCAGGTTGGATTGAACGGTAAGTTGATCAGCGCCGGGTTTTGGCTGAAGGTTTTCTTTTTGCCGTGCTTCATTGCGGGTCATCAGACCGTTCTGGGTCATCGTTGAGTAAAAAGCGGCACGGGCGGCGCTGTCGGCACGTAAGAGACCTTCGATGGAAAACTCCGCGAAGTACTTATTTCTTTCTCCCGGAGCCAGGAGGCTTTTACGAATCGCCTGCTCTATACGGGTCAGCCATGGACGAAGCGAAAACGTTAAAAAGCCGATCAACATCTGTTCGACCCCGCTCCCCCACATCGTCTGCCCCTGGGCACTATGGCCAATCAACCCCGGCCATACTCTGAACCACCTACAAATCTCTTCGATATTGAATGCTCTGGACTGCAGCATCTGGGCGTCTTCCGGGTTGAGGTCAACAGGCTGAAACTTCATTCCCGCTTCAAGAACCATCATTTTCCCGGTATTCATGGAGCCAGAAAATTGTTCGACCATGCTTTCACGTACTTCATTGCGCTGCTCTTTTTTCAGGATCTGATCCATTGAGAGAACGCCGCTGGGCCGCATACCATTTTTAAAAACTTTGGCGCTGGCTTCATCTGTTGCCATTGCCAGACCAAGTGTCTGTCGGGCATAACTGACAGGTGACAGGCCCATGACACCATTAGTGCTGAACGCACGGATGTGCATGATGTCCCGTTCATGAATGTTTCGGGATGTACCTGAAGGCCAGTCACGGTAGGTATAAATAGGAGCTCCGCTCTTGCTTAAATCAACCTTCATCCTTTCTGGCCTGAGCGGTACAAGCGAGGTAATACGCTTCCCGGTACGGTCGATTTCCGCGTAAGCATTCCCCCATAAAAGAAGGCTGGCCATGATCATTTCCCAGAACTCCACAGCGGTCATGTCAGCATTCGGTTGATTATGGAGGAGCTCATAAAGCGGGTGATCATTTGCACTCTGGCGACCATCAGCCGTTTTTTCGTAAAAACCTACAGGCAAAGTCGCGATGGTTTCGGATAACAGCCTTACGCATGACCACACTGCCGATAACTGCAGGGCTTTATCAACCGTAACGGATTTACCTGCTGCGGACTGCCCACCAGCATAAGCAGCCCAGAATTCACCGTCGGTAAGTGAGATGGGTACGCCGAGCCACCGGCGAACGGCGCTTTTTATCCGGCCTGGCTTCTTCTCTTTATTCATGGTGACTCACACAATGATGGGGTTACTGAAAAAGTCGTCGATATCGCCAGAATCATCCTCATAGCCTTCGGAGGCACCGATTGCCATAGCGCCCGCTACAATGCCGTCGATACGCCCGGTACTTTTTTTCTTAGCAAAAATACGGTTTTCTTTCTGATCTGCCTCCGTCACTGCTGAAGCCGCATTCCAGCGAAGACAAGGGTTCGTCCTGATGATAATGACGCTGTCATCAAGCAACTCTTCAAACAATTCGATGGAGTGAGGCATCCACAGCCCGGAATCTTTCGCTTTGTAATACCCTTGCCCATGAGGGATTAAGGGAACAGAAACAGATGCTTCCTCAAGCTCCGGCTCAAGATATTTAATGCGATACTGGTCGAAGGCGATGGCCTTGATATCAAACTTCTCCGTCAGATCGGCAATACGCTGGGCAACAAAGCCGTATTTTACCGCTTTGCCTGGCGTAGTGTGGATGTGACCATCGCGCTCCCAGGCGTCATAAGGTACCCGGTCCGTTTTAGCCCGTTCCAGCAAGGTATCTTTGGGTGTCCAGAACTCCACCAGCAACTTGCGTTGTTTTGGAAAAAACAGCGCCAGGGCAGTCAAATCACGGGATCCGGACAAGTCCAGACCACCGTAGCATTCCTCACCCTCCAGCTCATCTGGATCAAAGTTTTCCTCACATCCCATCCAGACATCACTGCTCATCCACGGGTTAGCCGCGTCAACCCACTGACAGAAGTTGAGACGCCTGACAATACTCTCTTTCGAAGGCATCCCCCGGGCCTGAGTCACCTGCTCACGAAGATAGCTTTCTTCAAAGGTATGACCCAGCGAGGGGTTAGCCTTTTTCCAGCAGGACTCATCCTTGAAAGGATCGTCACCTTCATCCAGTGAACAAATAAAGGCGAAAAAACTGTCATCTTCTATCGAACCGGCAGATACCTTTCTACCGTATTCGTGATAGTCATAGCAGACGCTGGTTTTATCGTGTCCACTGTTCGTGATCATAAAAATGAGTGCCTGCCGGCGGCCTTTAGTGCCTGCGCGCATCATTTCAACAACCTGATTGCTTTTATGCTCGTGAACTTCATCAATAAGAGCGCAATGTGGTCGTGGACCCGACTGCCCGTCATCTGAGCTAATTGGGCGAAAGAAGGAACCAGCCTGAAGAAAAGCCAGGTTCCACTCTTTTCCGGCGCCGCCAGATTTCTGTATGCGTGCGGAAAGAGCCGGAGACTGATCGACCATCGCCACCGCATCACGAAAGAGGACCATCGCCTGGTCTTTTTTCGTGGCAGCTGCATAAACTTCAGCGCGAGCTTCTTTATCGGCGGTGAGACAGTAAAGTCCTATTCCTGCAGAAAGAGGGGATTTTCCGGATCCCTTCCCGGACTCCACGTAAACCATTCGGAACCGGCGAAAACCTCTCGTATTTTTCCAGCCAAAAATCGAACCGACGATGAAGCACTGCCATGGCAACAGCACGAAAGGCTCGCCTTCAAAATCGCCACCGTTGAGCTTGAGAACTTTCGCAAAGTAATCAATCGAGCGTTGCGCTGCCTCGACATCCCAGTGCAGACCACGGGCATGGCATGACTTCAGGTCATTGAGATGGCGCTGGCACGAGTTACGAATGTCAGGCCCAGCCAGTTCTTTTCCCGAGGTTACATCCATCGCATATTGGGTTGCTGGATCAACCGAAGAACTTGTCGAGCGTGTCCTCTTCGGATTCTTCACCATTCACTTTCACCTTCGTCCTTGCCGCTGGCGTCAGACCGAATTCAACCAAGTAACTTTTAAAACGGCGGTCGGCATCGGCCAGCATCGAAACGGCCGGGTTAGCTTTGATAAGAAAACCACCCTCGGTCTGGACGGTATAGGTTCTTCCCTCTACTGCGATGGTGTCGCGCAACTGAAGGATATCTGCGTAAATATCGCATAGCCGTTCAAGGGCTAAGGTGTCGGCAACCGTCAACACCCCCATCCCGTCAAGGAGAACAGTCAACCTTCCCCAGGCAACCTTTCCCCAGTCGGTCAGGTGCGCCGGCGGGCTTGGAATTTCTCGCGCCGGAGTCGGTTCTTTATCGTTGAGTTTACGTTTGCCCGGATTACCGGAGACCACTTTGAGGTGGGTCGGTTTCGGGCGTCGTCCTGCCATCGGAACCTCCCGGAAAAAAACTTTTCATTTCGCGATTGTGCACAAAAAGGATGGGCGGCGGTCATTTAGGTTCAAGGTTCTGAACTTTTGACCCGCCCCTCCCCCCTAGATGAGAGTCGATATCATTCGAATGATAATGATTTTAAATGACAATCACTTTTGAAGTGTATTGATAATGGTTATCCCTTAAACCAATGAGAAGCCGGGTCCAGTGGCATCCCGTTTTCATCGCAGCCGATCACGGTGCCACGCTTCTCCATTCGCTGCTTCGTTGAGTCGTGGTGCTGCTTACACAGCCCTTGCCAGTTCTTCCGGCTCCAGAAAAGTTTTTGCGCCTTCGCTATTGCCTGACTGTCACCAGAGCGAAGTGCTTCTTTCAGTTTATGCGGGATGATGTGGTCAACCACCGTTGCCGCTGTCACCCTGCCTTGCTCCTGGCACAGGACGCACAAGGGGTGCGCACGAAGGAAGATAAGACGTTCACGGTCCCATTTGCTGCCGTAAATACGAGGTTCGCTACTCTTATTGGAATACATTAATTCGCTTACCTCTTATAAAAATTACTTCTTATGTTTCTAACTTTAATTTAAAAAGATTATATGATTAAGTTTACTCTTAATAGTCACCTTAGGCTATCCTCTTATATTAATTAAAACATGTTTTTTGTCTTTGGTATAACTTACATGTTAGCCCAAGACGCTTAATGAAAACTAAGCACAGCAATAAGGACAATTATGAAAATTGAAAATGTTTACAAAGTATTTTCAAATATAAAAAATGAATGTTGCACGGAGATAAGCTCAACATTAAACTTAAAAAACAAATTAATATCTTATATCAACAATAATGATTTAGTAAGCACAGCAGCATCGGCTTCTATTATAGAGAATAACCTCACCATCGACCTCTCACATTTCAATTTAAAACTTGAATGCAAAGAGTCTCTAAAGCTTTATGACTTCCCACCGATTGTTGCTTCGTGTATAGAAATGCATTTCTTTTTTAGAGAAGATGATACATTTCACTCTGTATTAAAAATATTCATAACGCACGACGGCTATATCGTGAAAGATGTTTTCTCAAGTGATTATATTTGCAAGACCGAAAACGAATACCGTGGAAAAAAAGTTTTCGAAGAAATAATATCATCACTTATTGATAAAGGATATATAGCGTTGACCCCAGAACAACAATGACAGAGTCAAGAGCTTTGATAATAAAACAGAATTGATATTATCACAGGCACTCATAGAGTGCCTATTCTGCTTTACTAGCTAATCTGCTCTGAGGCTGTATCAAACAGCGCCAGCGCTTCGGTGGCTTCCTGAATCGCTTTGATGGTCTTCGCAACCACTTCAGATTCGGTTACAACCCGGTTGTACTGCTGGATGAAAATCTGATATTTCAACTGACTGTCCTGTACGAATGCAATAGCCTTAGCAGCAGCTGCTGTATCGTAGTTCAGGATTGAAAGCAAGTTCAGGCGTATCTGTTCTGCTGGTGTGATGTCTGCCATGTCTGTCTTACCTCTATGCGATGTGGGGAGCATTATCGAAGCCCTTCGCTGAAGAGCTTCCGTAATGCCTACTGTCGTTCCAGGTGTTCGTAACGTGAAATGGTCTTGCCGTTTGCGTTCATCACGTAGGCCACTTCTCCCTGCTTCAGGAATACGTTCTGGTCCATTCCCGATACGGCAATACTCTGCTGGTTGGGGTTGAAACCAACGCTCAGTCCACAATGAATTTCTTCGCCGCCACTAGGCGACATCACTTTTACTGTTAACATGCTTCTTCTCCTACTTCTGGCAATAAAAAAGGCCGCCATTGGCGACCTGGGTTCAAATTATGTGTTTCAGGGCATATGACACGAGTAACCGCAGTAATAGCCACCGTTGGATTGCGGGTTGACTTTCTGCATATTCTCTGCAACCTACATTTAAGTATAGATCGAACCAGCAGTCCCGATTATCGCAGCAAGCAGAAAGAAGGTGACGGCAGTTCTACGCATTTGCACGCCATAAAATGACAGAGCCAACCCGACGAAAGCAACAATTAAAACTGTCCACATATCCAGTAAGAGGAAGAGATATCCCTCGAAAGCACTGTCAATCAGTACGTCCACATCGCGCATTCCTTTTAATAGATAAACTCCGCTGAAATACTATCACGATAGCGTTAGCAGACTATCTGCTAATCATCAAGCATCGACTGACTTATTTTCGGTGGATTTCTTTTCGCAAGTTGTGTTAGCAATCAGCGTCAGGGCGAGCCACCGCGCGGCATGCCCACATACAGGCTTCCTGCATTTTGGTGCGAGCGATTGCCAGACAGCGCAAAGCTTCATCAATCTCCCGAGCCTGCTCAGCGCTTAACATTGCCGGGCCATTACGGACAGCCAACAATTCACCTCGATCGGTATCAAGCAAACTACAGAAGTGGCGGCTGACGCCTTTAAGGCGGTTCATTCGCTCAATGTCGCCAGCGGTTAATGTGCGGTAGCCTTTTACAGTGCTGCCGTCCTGCGGTTTTGCTTCACTCATTGGTTTTTCTCTTTTGGTTGGATATGGAAATTTACCCGCTATTGCGAGGCATCACGATTAAAGGCTGCTACAGGGTGGCGGACAACATTTCTCCTCTATACTGTTAAATCGCCTAACTCAACAGAACAGGGAGAAAATATGATCGATCATTACTACGTAACTCACGCTCAAATCCTGGCGCTGAGAAACGTTGTTGCTTTTATCGTGCAAACGATGCCCGAAGAACAAAAAGAAAATGTCCTTCAGGTTTTGAGAAAATTTGCTGAAATAGAATTAATGGATGGTATCGACGCGCCGCCTACGAGTGATATCACCCCGAAAACAGTTGAGAAGTTAAATAAAGCCTACAAGGCTATCTTCAATGACATTATCGATCTTTCAACTCCTGGCAGGGAATCTGCTTCAGCACGCTACCTGCAATAGTTCTCGACCTTATCTCCATGATGGCCAGAACCTTCTTGTCTGGCCCTTTCTCAAGTTTGCTCAGCCGAAATTCAATATTCTTTGTCTTGGTCATCGTGTAACCCTGTCTGTTGATTGCGGGCAGTTGGCCTGCACGGATTTGTTGTGCGCCAGAATGTCGCGCTTCGTCTGTTTATCCATCACGTCTATATCGTGGTCAGTCAGGTAGATGATCCGCACCCAGCTGCACGCGGTATCAACCACCACCGGGGCGGGTAAATCTTTCGCGCAGCTCGCGATCAACATCGTCATCGCCCATACGCTTAACGTCTTCCTGTACATCGCTGGCCCCTTTCGTT